AATAATCTGCATACGAGTTGTGGGTGGATATATACTAAATACCGTTGGCTATTCACTTGACTTTGCCTGTTTCAGTTCTTCCCAGATTCTATTTCTGCATATGATGTTATTCAGGTGATTCTACGTTGTCAATGATGAATGAACAATTATAAGAATAGATGCTATGTAAAGGCTATTACTTTTCCGTTTCTAATGCTTTGTTCAGTTCTTCTTCAGATACTTCTTTTTTCAATAGCCAGTGGTATACGTTTTGATTTCCCATTGTGACTGCATAAGCTTGTACAAATTCCCATCCTTGTTTTCCGAAGTAGTTCATTGCATCCACCATAGAATTGAATTCTATATTCTTCCCGTTTTCGTCTTTCATATATGATATACCTTTCCAGAAAGACGTTTCCTGGCCATAGTCAACTTGAACTTTAACTTTGTTACTCATTAGTTTTGTAGTTCCAACAAGTTCGCAGTAAATATAATTTTCTGCATAAAGTCCAACTGTACTAATAATAAGTGCAAGTGCGATAAAAATAAATCTTTTCATATTATCCTATTTTACGTTCATTATTAGCTATTATCAGTTCCGCTTCCAGTTCCTTGATTCTTCTCTGCATTATAAGTTCTTAATCCATTTTTTGCCTGATGGTGTTTCTGTGTATATCCAAAATGCAACGGCTATAACCGCCAGTACTATAAAAATAAATAATCCTGCATTCATACTTTACAAACTTTCAAGCCATCTTTTACCAGATTTTGTATTGAGCCAAATGGCTATAGCTATTCCTACTATTGCCATTACCGAGAATAATGCTATCAATGCTTCCATATCCTATTCATTTTATTATTTTATATCCAATATATGCAAAAATGTATGTTACGAATGCTCCAATTGAGATAATAATCCAAGACTCAAGATTGTTTTCTTGAATGATAACTGAAGCTGTACTGCCTATAACAAGTGTTGCAAATGATAATTTTGCCAAATCATAGAAGAACTTGCCGAGGTTTTCACGGCTTGCTTTGTCACGTTCCTTTCGTTCTTCTTTCGCTTTTCTGTTTTCTTCAAAGTTACTCATTATACGATTTGTTTGCCAATATATAATGCTACTTGTGTCTCAAGGCGTTTGTTTGTTGTTTCTAATTCCTTGATTCTTCCATGCAGGTTGTTGATGGTGTCCTGCTGGAAGGCTATGGTGTCAATCAGCTTGCTTAATCTGTCGTTTTCGTTTGAAGCAGTTGGCTGTTCAGATGTCAGCAGCATTTCTCCTGTACCTTGTATTAACCAGTTAGTATCAATATCGCTAAAATGCGATGCAAGTCTATAGATTAATTCAAAATCAATAGTGTTACTTTTTTTATTACAATATTTATTGAGCGTTGAATAACTAAATCCTATTTCTTTAGATAAGGAACGTTGATTTAAAGACTTGTATTCCATTAGTTGTTCTAAACGTTCAATAAGTCCATTATTAATTTCCTGCTTATCCATATATCCTACATAAATGTTAAAAATAGCTATATTGCGATATTTTTACAAGAAAACATTTTCATATATCGCAATATTGCGATACCTTTGCAATACAATCAATCACACATACAAAAATAGAAATTAAAACGAATAATTGAAAATGAAAACTGATGAATTTTTCTACGAAAATGAAGCTGAAAGTCTTAAAGCTGACATCGAAAAAGCAAAGTCTATGACAGAAGAAGAGATGCAATCTTACTTCAATACAGACGACAGCAAGGAAGATTTCATAAGTTTTCTTGAAAATGAACTCAAAGTTTCTGAAAGCAACATTGAAAATGATGATGATTTCAGCAGTGTTGACCCCGGCTTTGCAAGTGAAGCCGATTATTTGAGATACAAATTTGCGTAATAAAAACCTCACTAAAAGTCAAAACCATTATGGAAATTAAACCAACCAAGTATCAGCCAGGACAGAAAGTCTGGACACTTATAGGAATGAAGGCTGAAGAGAAAACAATCAAGGGTATCAACATCAGTGTAGATTCCGACGGAGTACAGAAGAACTACTATTACATGTTGGTTCCAAAAGAAAAGGAATGCTCCAGTGAAGCATTTGCATCCTATTCCGAGAAAGAACTTTTTAGTTCAAAGGAAGAGATGAGAATGAGTGTTTTCGGTGATTGACAAATCACATCCCGGTGTGGCCTGACCGCCTATCCGGGAACAATAGAGAAGAGTTCCTTGACATCTTTTGGCTGACGGACATACTGGTATGGTATAGTAATTCACCGTGGATAACGGGCGGTCCGACAGAGTGTAGAATTGTAGCAATTCGGCCTATTGTAATAGGTTTTACGATATGATATAGCTGGAGTAGCTTAACGGTAGAGCGCAACACTGGGTTATAAAAAATAGATGAATGCAATAATGATTATCGTTGATGTGAGGGTTCGACTCCCTTCTCCAGCCCTAATTCAAATTAGTTTGTTATGGTTATAGATAATTCGATAGAAACTGCCGAGTCATTGAAAAATCTATTTGCAATGCTTTATTTTGTGGCAGCATGGGCATTCGGCATGGTTTCTCCATGCCTTGTTTATGAAATATGGAAATCGTGTAAGGAAGAGCGACCTTTTGATTTTAACGGAGCCAATTATTGGTGTCCTATTGCGATTGTGATGTTGGTCATTTCTTCTGTATTATGTATGATTTCTTTTTTCTTTATGATTGCTGAGCTTCTTTTGAGATTCGTTAATTGGATTAAGCAATTTTCTGTAGTCTCTTCAAATTTCGTGAATGCTTCCTCGTATTTATTGATTTTATCGGGGTATGGCAAATCCTTGCTGTATATTATGTCTCTGAGTTCATCATAAAGCAGTGAGGAACTTTGTACGAGTGAATCATATTTTTCATAAAGTCCTTTATCAAGGTAGAAATGCAATTTCAGGTTCTTGTTTTTCATGTCAATAAGAGGCTCATAAGCTATCTTATTCAATTCAAGGATGTCTGTTTGCCCATTGAGGATGTCAATCAGGTTGATGTTTCTCATTGCTGCCTTGTATGAAAGAAAAGAGTCGAGGAATTCTGATATGGAATTGACGGAGTTTGAGTAGAAGGTTTTGAATTTTAGTTCTTTTTTTCTGATACTCAACTTGTAAAGTTCTCTGATAAAAAAGAATATAATTCCTACTAGTAATGATAAGGAATCTAAGTGGTTAAGAAGAAGTTCGATAAAATGTTTCATAAATCTTAATTTTTTAGTTTGACAGCGTAAAATTAAGAAATCCCTCCGGAGAAATCCCATGATTATAAAATTCTGGAGGGAACATTCCGAGGTTGTTTAATGGCAGAACGGCACCAGTCTGAGGGCATAAAGACTTTGGGTGCAGGTGGCGGTTCGAATCCGTCTCTCGGAGCGAATTTAAATTTAGTTGTTATGAGAATTTTGTCATATATCTGGTTTGCCATATTGTCTTTTAAAATACTGGCACCGTTTATCTGGTCATTGGCCGTAACATCCTGCTCTTTGGGCTTGTTGTACAGCGCACTTTCTACTCAGGGAAAGTTGCAGGGATTCTGGACGCTTGTGTGCGTAATATTTGTTGTGTGTTCGTTTAACTTGAATGTTGTAACGTGGAAGGAGATATGGAAAAAGTAGTTGAAAGAAAACCTGTTATTGCTACCCTTCGTAACATGAAGGTTGGCAGTGATGAGGTGTTCAATATTGACCAGAAGATTACGGTCATGAATACGATAACTTGCCGTCTTGATAAGGAGAGACGTAATGGTATGAAATGGACTTGCATTTCAGATCGTGAAAAGGGAGTAATAATTGTAACGCGTGTTAGCTGATGGTGTTCGAATTAAATGGGAAGTTTATGACTACAATATTGTCAGATAATACAGCAGGAATGATTCTTGAGAACATACTTCTTGCAATGGAAGGAATAAAGTTCAGCAAGTCTCAGGCATCAGGAATAGTCGGTTCCGAGAATCGGTTGGAAAAGCTTGTTGAGAGCGGTAAGATACGTGCTGAGAAGAAGGCAGATTGTCAGAACGGAAAATGGTTCTGCAATGGTGCTGATGTGTTAAGGTACTGTTCGTACAAGAAGAGACATAAAAAAAGGAACAAGTCTAAAAGCCTGTGAAGGTGGTTATTTTCTACATAAATGTTTACGTTTTAATTTCTTGGTGTACGGACTGGCTTGTGAAAGTCGTCCGTACTATTTTTTTTCTGGGCACTTGGTCTAATGGTAGAACATCGGCATAATTCCATTCCATGTTTGTTTGTTAGTGTTAGAAATCTCTATTGTTAGTCGAAGATGCGGGTTCGATTCCCGTAGTGCCCACAAATAATCTCAAAAATAAAGAATATGGAAACGAAAGAAATAACTAAGACTATTTACATCGCTAATGATGGAAAAGAGTTTCTTACAGAAGAAGAATGTAAGGAGCATGAAACGTATGTGAAAGAGATTTTGCGAAATATTTCCTATTTCTGCATCCGTTGCAATCCTGATTTAACTGAAACAGGATGCTATATGCATAGAATATATGCAGCAGTCCTTTCTAAAAATGGATTATTCAGTGAAGAAATCGCATTTCAATGGGCTTTAAAGAAGTTTGGTAGTTACTTAGGAGAAAGCGTAATGGGATATGGTTTCCAACCACGCTTTAGTGTGAGTGAAGTTTCTAAAGAAGAATATGAAGAATGTCCTGCTACTATATGGGGAGGCACTCCATTGAAAAGTGAGAAAATATTCCTTAGTCCTAAATCGGTAGAGGGATTTCCTGAAAATATTGACTACATGAAAGAATGGGGATTTAAATAATATGCCATACTACAACAAGAAACCTAAAAAGAAGAAAGAAATCCGTTATTGAATCCGAAAGTAGGGCGAAGATAGCGCAGGGTTTTCATCCGTGCGGCATCGGTTATCCGTTGACTCTATCTGAAAGGTAACGCGAAATCGGAAGGATTGATTGTGTGTGATGTACCCCGGGGAATATGCTCCGGGGTTTTATTTATCATAATGAGAACAAAGGTTAAGGCGTAAAAATGGCGAAGTTTCGGATTGCAAAACTTGACTATCTGAACTACCTTTACAGATGTAAAGAACTAAAAGTCAAACCATTAATATTTTAATTATGGCTGAAAGAAAAGCTAAAACAGACGTTCCTGAAAAAGATAATCAGGAAGAAAAACAGGAAGAAAAAGAAGTGCAACAGACACTTTCTGACAAAATTGTGAACATAAGAACCCTGAGAGCAAACGAGATTGAATGCCGAATAGGTACAATCAATGAGAAAGGATGCACATTGTTGCTGTACAAGGATGCCCGTGTGGATATGAGACTTCTTGATGAGGTGTTCGGACCAATGAACTGGAAGAGAGACCACGAAGTTGTGAACGGAAACCTATTCTGTACCATATCAATCTATGATGAAAAGAAAAAGGAATGGGTGAGCAAGCAGGATGTCGGAACTGAATCCAATACGGAAAAGGAGAAAGGTCAGGCTTCCGATGCATTCAAGCGTGCCGGATTCAACTGGGGGATTGGTCGAGAACTTTACTCGGCACCTTTTATTTGGGTAAAACTTGAATCAAACGAAATCTTTAAGAGCACTTCGGGAAAATGTTCTACTTATACTAAGTTCTCTGTAAGTGAGATTGAGTATGACGAGAACAGAGAGGTTAGTAAATGTATCATTGTAGACAACAATGGTGTGATAAGATACCAGTTCCCTATGCCAAAGGAAAAGAAGTCTGAAAAGACTCAGCAAAATTCAAGTGTATTTTCCGGTAAACAGCTAAAGGAAGCGATTGATGAAGTAAGGGTATGTAAGAGTCGAGCCGAAGTTAATGCTGTGTGGAAAAAATACGCTGCTATGCAAAACAATCTTGAGTTTAAGAACGAGATTCAAACAATGTGTAAAAGATTTCCAAAATGATAGAGTTAGTTAAGTCAGGTGTGGTTTTCAATGAAGAGAACCACACCTATTTCCTGGGCGACAAGCAGCTTTCAGGAATAACGGGAATGATTAAGAGACAGTTGTTCCCGGATAAGTATAAGGATGTTCCTCAGTTCGTCTTAGAAAGGGCTGCAGAAAGGGGAACAAAGGTTCATCATGACTGCCAGTTTGCAGACGTTACAGGATTTGAGCCTGAAAGCCAGGAGGCAGTCAGTTATATTATGATACGTACTGGTGCCGGTTATTCTGCACTTGACAATGAATACACTGTATCAGATGAAGAGCACTTCGCTTCAAACATTGATTGTGTCTGGGAGAAGGATGGCACTATAGCACTTGCCGACATCAAGACAACGTATAAGCCTGATATTGAATACCTCGAATGGCAGTTGTCAATATATGCGTACCTGTTCGAAAAGCAGAATCCTGAGCTGAAGGTTTCTAAACTGTACGGTGTATGGCTTTACAATGAAAAGTCAGAGCTTATTCCACTTGTCCGGAAATCTGACGTGGAGGTCAAAAGGCTGTTGCAGTGTGAGATTGATGGAACACGTTACCTTGATACTGAAACTGCACTTGAACACAAGCAGGATGAAGTACAGCTATTGCCAAAGGACGTGATAAACAAATATCTTGAAGCTGTAGCGGAAGTTGAGAGAATACAGCCGTTCATTGACGGTTTCAAGGATTCGTTGAAACGCGCAATGGTTGAACACGATGTCAAGTCGTGGGACACAGGTGTATTGAAAGCTACCATAACACCTGCAGGAATCAAAAAATCTTTCGACACTAAGAGGTTTCAATCTGAGCATCCCGAGTTGTATAAACAGTACATCAAGGAGACTGAAACTGCTGCATCTATAAGAATCACATTAAGAAAGGAGGAAGAAAATGCTTAATAAGGTAATGCTGATAGGGCATCTTGGAAAGGACCTTGATGTAAGAACGCTTGATTCCGGAACGAAAGTCTGCCAGTTCACACTGGCAACGACGGAAAAGGGATACACGTTGCAGAATGGTACTCAGGTACCGGACAGGACAGAGTGGCACAACCTTGTACTATGGAAGGGGCTTGCTGAGGTTGCAGGTAAATATCTTCACAAGGGAGACAAGGTTTTTATCGAAGGTAAAATCAGATCCAGAAGTTATGAAGATAACAGTAAGGTGAAGAGATATATCACAGAGATATTCGCAGATAACATGGAGATTCTTTCCACAACATCTAAGAGTGGTTCACAGAATAATGTTTCTGAAGCTCCATTACCATCAGAGACTCCAAGTGATGATTTACCGTTCTGATTATGGAAGCTACTATAATTAAGAAAGACGGTAAGGCCACCATGGACAAGGATTTCAACTTCATGCTAAGTCTTCTCCGTAATGGTGAATATACTCTTACCATCAAGAGAAAGACTAAGCCCAGGACGCTTGACCAGAACGCGCTCATGTGGATGTGGTTCAGGTGCGTGGGTGGTGCCTTACGTGAGTTCACCGGTGAAGCGTACTGGAGTACAAAGGAAGGGGTGGAAACGATACATGACCTGTATTGTAAGAAATTCCTTACGAAGATGGTTATCACCCCGAAAGGTGAGAGGACGGAACTTGCAAGGGGCACAAAGGGACTTAGCACAATGGAGATGTCACATTTCCTGGATGCCGTCAAGACTGATATAATGACTGAATACGGAATACAGCTACCGTTACCTACAGACCAATATTATTCGGCGTTTGCCGCCGAGTACGAAACCAAATATTAAATATGGCAATAATTAAAGATTACGAACCGGAAGAACTGAAATTTGTTCTTCCGGAAGCAGTTCGGGAACAGTTTCCATTGGAACTGCATTTTGAGAACGCTGAGAGTGAGAAAGACATCCTTAAGGCAGTGAATGAACACTTCAATGCTTTGTTCCCTGAGAACGAGATGGCGCTGCGTTACATGGATGATGTGGAGAAATCGGACCTTCGTGGGAAATACTGCAAGCTTGTAGAGCAGGAGCTTCCTGAAGCTGAGAATGCTTTGTTGAACGCTAAGGAGGAAGCCAAACGCATCAA